CGTACGCGAACTACTTCAATGTTACGTTATATAGAGCATTAACTTAGAACTTCTATATAGCAGTGCAACATTCGCTCTACATTGGTATATGCTTTTGCTATGTTCATACATAACTACTACATAGAACTACTATATAGAACTTCTATTATAAAACAGACACGCCACGGGGTCTCTATATTTTATAATTCTATATACGTTGTTGTTTTTCAATGGGTTAGCTTCTATACGCAAAATATACGCATTAACGCTGTTGTTTTTCAGTAACTTAGTTAAAATCGTTATGTTTTGTTATAACTGTTAGCGTTGTTAATTGTAGGCATTCGAACTTTGAACATAGACTAACAGTGTCATACATTGCTGTTTATCTAATTTGTTATGTTATATTTAACTTAACATCGTATCGAACTAATATAAAATAAATACAATAAAGTTGCATTTAATGCTTGCACTATATAAAGTACTGCTGTATAAAGGTAGTAGATAATAATTTAATTTAACAAAGGATTTAACAGAATGACTAACATATATCTACAAAACACGAACTCACTAGCAAGCAACATAAAGCAACTTAATATAGACGACACATTTATATTAAGTAGTGAACATGACAGAGGCACTCAAATAACAAGCACGCTTGCAAAGATTAACAAAGAACTTAACAAGAAAGGCGAACCTATAAAAAGACTCGCACAAAAGAAATACTATATATTTGATGCAACGAATCGGAAAGTTGAAGTTGTGTATAAAGTTAGGAGGATTGCTTAATTATGTTATTATTAAGAAAATGGCAATATAGAGACTGGAACAATAAACCACGTTTTTATTTAGATATTAACAATCGTATATGTAGAAAAGCAACATTTATCGAACGTAATCAAAAAGCTATAAAAGGTTTATGTAAATTAAGTTTTATATTAATGGTTATTGCATTTATAATTACAATGGGTGTTGTTGCCTACAGTTTCACAATATAAAGGAGTTTAATATAATGATAAATATAACAAGTACACAGTTTAGCAAAGAGCTTAAAGAATCACAAAACTGTTTAAACAATAAAGAGAGCCTTGAAAGTCCTGAACATCAGCAAGGGTGGCACGATTGTTTGGAGTATATAAAAACTACTTACACCAATAAAGGAGGCTTGCACGTAGAAGAATTTCCCGACGTAATAAAAGAAATAATTGATTGTAATATAAACAGTAAATATAGCGTTGTAGCAAGGGAAGCCCCTTTGTTACGTAATGCACTTGTAAAAGCGGAACAAATAATAAATGAACTAACAGAAACAACATTGATAAAAGATAGCGAATATCTAGAAATATTTGCAGCAATAAGACACGCTTTAAATATAACAAAAGGAGTTTGATACAATGATTGACCACAGCGAAAACAAATTAATTACTTTAGAGTTGAATAGTTATCCAGATTATTGGCACGATTTACCCGACAATATCGACAACGACGCAACCATAACAAAAGAATGTTATGCTGAAATACAAAAAGCATATAAAGTATTGGCAGACAATGAACATATGCGTTGTATATCGTTAAATTTTGAACCTGTTATTAATCAAGGTGTATTAGACCAAATAACAAATAATAACAATGTAAGTTATGACGTTAGTTATATCCATGTAAGTAAATACGGTTGCTATTGGTATTTGCAAGGCAAACATAGTTGTTTTGACCAAATAGAGTACTCAATATCAATAAAGGAGTAAACAACCATGGGTAGTTTTATTTTAGAAGGTAGTTATTTAAACGGTGATAAATATCACGAAAAATTCAAAACAAGGCAAGAATTAAAAGACAACCTTGTAGCAATTAAACAACTTGCAACACCTGAAAATATTAAAATATGGGGCGAAGACGGCACTATTGACCCAAAAACAATTAAACAGAAATACAGAGAGGAGTAAACAACCATGCCAATTAAGTACACAGCAAAGGCGGTTATTGCAATAGCTACACCCGACAACTATACAGACGGCGAAAATCCAGAATTAACACAACATAAAGATTACGATATTACTATTACGAGCAACAGCAAAGATAAAATAATTGAACTTATAGCAGAAAAACACGGCGTTAAAAGAGAAGATTTACACTTAAACGCTTGTGAAGAAAAAGGGCGGATTGATGTTTGTTTCTATGAAAATGACAACGGTGAAGAACCAACAAATATAGAAATGGCATTATTCAGACAAAACAAACTTAACTTGTGGGCAATTACAGTAACGTATGAATTAACGCAAAATAGAATAATAGACTGTTTATATGCTAATAATGAAGAAGATTTGATTTGTACTATTTTGGATATTGTTGAAGAATGGACGGAAGAAGAACTAAAAGAAAACAATCTTAATAAAACACAACATATAGATACACGACGTAATGAACTTTTTATTAGTTTCTTATCAAACTTAAAAGAAGAATTTAAACAAAGAGGGGCGTAACGTGTATAGCAAACTTAAAGAGGTTATCAAGTGTTTAGTATTGTGTTTTTTATGTGCTACTATAACAGTGTTTTTAATATGGTTATTAGCAACAATAGCAATTAATTTAATTTTAGGAGGTTAACGCCGTGAAAGTAACAAATATTCGTAAAAATATAATGGGTACAATATCTTTTAACGCAAAATTTAAAAGTATGCGAAAAGAACAAAGTTTTATTGTGTACCCTAACCCCGAAGACAAGTTAACAATTCAGAGTGATGGTTATTTTGCTTATGTCAATAAACAGGGTGTTGTTGATTATGCAAAGGCACAGCATGGCGTTGCATATACACAAGCACAAATAAAAGGCAAACTTAAACAAGATACTATTGAAAACATGAACGAATTAATAAACGCTATTAATAAAACGGCTGATAAAATGGCGGGTACTAACGGTATTATGTATTGCGACAACTCAAAAGCAGGAGAATTTTAATTATGTCATTATTACAGCAATGTACAAAAGACTTACAAAAGTATTTAAAAGAGCAAGCCACCAACAATGTAACAATTAATAATAGCGAATTAGAGACACGTTTATATTTTGCATATAAGAATAAATATAATTTGGCATTGTGTAAACAAGCGGTTAATAAAGAGCGTAACAAGGGCTATTGTGTAACTAATCGTTATATTATAGACTGTATTAATAGTGACGATGTTATTTTAAACACAGACAAAGAAAAGTTACTTTATTTATTAACTAAATATAAGACAGAATACCAACATCACGAACAATACTATAAAACTAGACTAAACACCCTTGAAAATTGGTTGAGGGGTCTACCTTCGCATGTAAATATAGAATTTATGAACCATAATATTGAACAACTATTAATTGACTGGGGTGTATTACTAGAACACAGCATTGATAATATTACAGCCCGTAAAATTGACCGTTACTGGTATTTTATGGCAATGCGTATAAATTCATTATGGAATCAACACAAAATAGAGGCTTAATACAATGACACACAGTGTAAATAATGAAAATTGGACAATTAAAGGACATAAACAACAAACTATAAAAGAATTTGTAACACGTTTAAAAGAGCTGGGCTTTACTGTTTATTTGTCAGGTAATAAAGAATACGGTTGTTACACTGACGACAAACAAGATAGGGTTGCTTGTTTTCAAGTTGATTTTTGTAGTGTTATTGTATCAGGTAACTACAAAAGCAATCGTAACGGTACAGGCTGGCAAATTGCAATGGTTGACAATAATAATTTTTCAAAAGAGTTTGCAACCGTCTTGTTGTATAAAGATTCGCCTTTTGAGTTTATCAGATACACCACGTTAAAAGAACATTTAGAAACGTACGCCTCAAGTAAATATTGGGAGGTTAATTAATTATGACACTTTACAATATATTAATAAAATCAGACACTGAAAATAAAATTGACGCTTACACGGTTAAAACTCCAAAAAACGTAGTAAACCGTAAAGCAGTCATTGAATATATGCGAATTAATTACGGTTCGGTTGTCCGTTGTTGTGAAACAGATAAACCGCATACTTTAATAGGTTTTATAAATTTGACAAAGAAGGATTTAGCACAATGACACATAAAGAAATAATAACACCTTTTTACGGCTATTATGAAAGTGCCTACAGTGCATTAATAGACGACATTAATAATCTAGATAGTATTGCTATTGCTTGTATCGAATTTGATAAGCTTTTTGATTGTGAATTTGAAGCAACCGAGTTTTTAACAACAAAGAACATTGATATTGATACGTATAACAACGAATATCAAGAAAAGATTGATTTTAAAGCAATGAGGGAAGCTTTGAACAAAATATACATACAAGAATTTGTTGAGCTTTTCAATGACTATACAGGGTTAAATATATCTTTGAATTATAAGAAAATGGAAAGTCCAAAATATTATAATTATTCAACTGATAAACTTGTATGCACGATAAGCGACAACGATATTAACGTTTTGTATCAAAACGCTAAAGATTACGTAGCTAATTTTAATGAAGTTATTAAAGAACGGCATACTAGCCATAGTGGTTTTATATCAAGTTATAGTAATGATGTTAATGTATGGCTTGAAAAAGATTGTTTGAGTTATGACCATAACGAACTTGAAACGTTGTTAATTAGTGCAATCAGTTACGCACATGATTTTGACGCTTTTACCAGTGAATTATACGAAAATGTTTATGAACGTTGTAGTTGCAACGGCGAACTTGAAACAATAGACATAAAGGAGTAAACAACCATGCAACACACACTCTACAAAATAGCAGTTATGTTTTTTACTGCTACACTATGTGCGATATTCAAAGAACCCAATTACCTAGTTTTGTTAATAATGTTATTTATGTTTAGACCACCAAAAAGCAAACAAGATGTTTTAGAAGAATTGCACAGCATACAAGACCGAATAGACATACTATACAAAGACAAACTAAAAGAACGAACGGAACAACAAAAGGAGCTTTAAAGCTCCTTTTTCTTTACTATCAAATTAGACCGCCTTTAGTGCGGTTTTTCTGTATTTAAAGGCGTTATTTTCAAGATATGCACGAACACACACAAAACCAACATAGCATTAAATAAAACCGTAAAATGCGGCGTAGCTTGCACATTTTACATGATATACCAAAATATTGACCGTCTCACAGCCTCACACAGCAACAAATCAAGATAAAATGATTAATCATACACGAAACTGCAAAAAGCCGTGTATGAGGCTAAAAACCGCCTTAAATAGATTTTGAGGTTTTGTAACGTTATTTTGACGATTTTATTGCAAAATCTTAAATTTTTAACCCAAATTGACGTTATTTTAGGTACCGCCGCTTATGTCCGAAGTACCGCCGCTTATGTCCGGCGTTAGGTACCTCCGTTCAGGTAAAATTTTAAAATTACGGACCGAAAAATTATTTTAATGTAGTGTGCTTAAAGATATTTCTGGATTAGGTAAAACAAACCCACGTCCTGAATAGTTGTAGTCACGTATAAGTTGTCCCTTACCTATTTCCTGTAGATCGCCAGAGTCTAACATCACCTGTATAGTATCTTTTATTGTGCGAACAGCTCTACGTTGGTCGTCTGTGAACACTGAGTTTGTTGCAAACTTTCTAGCTAAATATGAGTAAGGTATTATATTTGCTTTGTGCAGTTTTTCAGGAACACCATAACCCCTTAATCTAACATACTCTGTAGCATAATATTTTATACACGTGTCAAGCATTAGTTTGGCTTGTTGGTTCTCTTCCCTATTTTTACCAATTTCACCACGCGAAAATCTTGCGTGAATCGTGTTAATATCTGACATAATAATATTAAAAGCTGTTTGTGCGGCCTGTAAATCAATAACAGGGTGATACAAATTCATTGAAACCGCTTCAAGTGCCGCTTTCTTCATAGTTTTTAGGTGTGCTCTGTTCCAGAGGTCGCGTAACGCATCGTTTGTACAGTTGTTTATTAAGTCTGTGGTTAATTCTTCTATATGGTCTAAATATTCGTCAGCTTCTTTTGTGAAACCTACATTGTTAACAGCGTCGTTATTTATACAATTTAGCACTTGCTGGCAAAGTTCCGCAGTACCTGTGCTTAATTCTACAGGAACTTCTACGTCAACAAATTTTTTGTTTAAACGGGGGCGCAAGCCTTTGTACTCAATAAACGTGAAACGTGGTAATAAACCGTCCAAAATCAAAGATTCGTCAATAGCTGAATAAAACGTGCTTGGCGTTGTCTCACCTAGTATGGTAACAGCTGGACTAAATATACGAGCAACACTGTTTTCTTTCTTACTGTAGGCAACCATTTCTACAACATTTTTGTCGCCTGACTTATTGTACAAATCTAACAGATATTTTTTGAGAAGCAATTCATTGCTTCCAGCTCGCGGGTGAGCCAATTGTTGCATCTTTAAACCGAACTCACCCACCAAGCTCACGAACGACGTCGTGTTCTTATTTGATAATGTTTTCAACAACGCCTGTCCAGAGGAATAGTCAGACGGTCCAATAAAGTTTTGTGCTGCTGGAACAGCTATACCTGCTTCATTACCGTTAACAACCTTATTCATTAATTTACTAATACCACCCGCCATTGATTCTTTACCAATCCCAGTATTGGCTAATAATATTAAATACAGATTCAAACCTGTGCCCGACACGTTGTACGCCTTACCTGTGATACCTGCAAATAACCCCATTGCCCCCATAATAGCTGTCTCTGGTATCTGTCTTGGTGATGCTTTGTAAAAATAGTCAGCCATCTGTCCCATAAGACCCCTGTGCGGTTGTAGCGGCTTTGGTTCCCACAGTTTACGGAGTTTTGCAAGGGTATCGGAGTCAAAAGAGCTATCGGTGCACATAGCCGAGGTACCCCCGTCTACGTGCTCTTTTATTGATTCACGCGCTTTGCGTACTTGTATTAGGTCCACAGGCGGGAGCATTCTGTCGAACGCTCGGTAGATCATACTATTAACGTAGTCTAGCCGCTGTGCTTTAACACGAGAACCGAGCGGCGTGTTCCAAAATATTCTTATTATTTGGTTTACATTCTGTGTGTAAAATGTAATTATGTTGATAAATGATATATCTGCTTCTGACTGTGAAGGGTATAAACCTTGCCACCTGCCCTCTAGAAGCTCTTTGAATTTATCCCCGTTCACAGCCGAAAGTGCTTTTTCTATGACTTCTGCGTCTGTCTCTTTTTCTTCAGCACTTTCAACATCATAAATACCTTTCGCACCTTGGCTCATTTCAGAATAAATTACGTCTAAAAGTGTTTGATGTTTGTGTATCGGCTTGTCATTTAGGACGTTACCTGTCATTGTTATATAACGTTCATCATGGTAAATTTCAACAGAACTACGTCGTCTGCCGCTTGGTATGAAACCTTGTACAATGATGTGTAATCCTTTCCCTGAAGGAGAATATTCTGTATAAGAATTAAAAGCATTATACACTTTTAGCTGACGGTCTCTTATTGCTTCATCTTCAGAATAGTCTAAGTCTAAGACAGTGTAAGGGTCTTGCCCGGTTAAAACAAAACCAATCCCGTCGTAAGTACCGGGAAGCATGTTTAACGCGTTCGTAACTGTAGTAAAATTACGCCAACTATTAGGATCAGTAACACTCGCTGTTCTGGCTGTAACAGGGTCGTAAGGTACTTTAGTGGGTTTTTTATTGTGCCGTTCCTCGTAACGCCAACAAACCCATTGATTGTAGCTCTTCAGCTCTTTTGGTATTTTTCCAAAATTATTCGTCATTGATTAATCCTTTAGTCTTAGCGAGTTCACGAATGCTCATACGTACTGTTTCAGCAAGGGAAAAACGTCTGTTCTCGTCCTCTTCGACTTTATGCTTTAATTTAGTAAGTAGTTTGTTTTCGTCCTCGTTTAGACTAACCGGAATACGGTATCTGCTTGTAACTTCTGCCATAAGGCGACGCTCATTTAATGTTGTGTAAGTGTAGGCAACATACTTTAATAAAAAAATGATGTCAATGTATAAAAATATGTTTGACATCATGTTTTAGCATGTTATGTTTAGTTCAAATTTGAGGTATTTTTATGGAAGTTGTATCAATAAAACAATTAGTTGAGACGTGGAGCACCGCCAATGCTACTTTGAAGCAGTGGAAAGATTACGAGTCTAAACTAAGAGCAAGTCTTGTCAAGAGTTGTTTTTCTAATGCTAAAATAGGTATTAATTCTTATAAAGTTTTGGACGACAATAATGTGCCTACAGGCAACACTTTGAAAGCTACTATAAAGTATAATTATACTATAATGAAGAATGAAAAGGTGGTACCTGCTGATTATTCAAACCTACCTGACATACTTAACAAAATTCCATATGAAACTGCTATAAAGTTGATTAAGTGGAAACCTGAGTTGAACGAAAAAGAATACAAGTTACTGAGCGAAGAAGAAAAACAGATTGTGAACGAATTTTTAATAATCAAAGAGGCCACACCTTCTTTGGAACTAAAATAGGGGTAAACTATGATACTAATGAAACAATTAACAGCTGCTTTTAATAAATTAAGAGAGAACGCCGGTAATGATGGTAAAACTGCCGAAGACGTTGCTTTTACTGAAAGTGTTATATTAATCGCTGAAAGTATAGCCACAGATATAAAAATAATTGCAAATGCATTAGAGGAGCATAACAAAAATGAACGCTAAACAAGCTAAAAAACTAAGAAGAGCTGCTGAACTCATGACCGAAGGTAAGCCGGGTGTTGTTTACAGAAAAGCTACAATGACAAAGTTGGACAAAAACACAAATCAACCTGTCGTGGTTACAGGCACCATTACGCTTCACCCCGAATGTACTCGTGCAGTGTATAAAGATATGAAAAAGCGATATAAGAGGGCAGCATGACGAAAAAAATACACCCATTTGTGCAGCACGTAAATAAAAAACGAGAACCTGTGTACGGGTTACACCGTAAGGATAGCGTAAAGGTAGTAGGCGACACTATTTATTATGGTGGTGTTAAGGTGGCTGAAATAACTGTAAAGGCCACCACCATTAGAGACAAATTCGTAGAAGCAATAATATGAGCAAAATAGTCCCAGCCTCGTCGGCAGCCAGTTTCTTTGGCGTTAAAGCACTTGTTTACGGCCCTCCGGGGTCAGGCAAAACGCCTATTTGCGCGACTGCACCTGCACCTATACTCTGTGCTTCAGAGCCGGGCTTGCTCTCGTTGCGGTCGAGTAATATACCTGTATGGGAAGCTTACACTCCTCAAGAGATAGACGAATTTTATCGCTGGTTATTTAGCTCTGTTGAAGCAAACCAATATCTTACTGTTTGTGTAGATAGTTTGTCTCAACAAGCAGAGCTTATACTAACACAAGAGTTGGGGCGAAATAGGGACGGTAGAAAAGCTTACGGAGAAATGTCGCGTCGTATGATGGAACACATAAATTCGCTGTATTTTACCAAAGGAAAACACACTTACCTAATTTGCAAACAAGGGCAGACTGACACAACACCTGTGGAAAAAACGCCTTATTTCCCCGGTAAAGATTTGAGTGTTAAAATACCCCACTTATACGACGAAATATTACATCTTGATAACCATAATGTGCCGGGTCAAGGTGTGGTACAGGCGTTTAGAACAAAGTCCACTTTTGACGCTAGGGCGCGAGACCGTAGTTTAAAGTTGGCTGAGTTTGAGCCGCCTAACCTAACTAACCTTTTTAACAAAATTTTAAATTAAAGGATTTACTATGAGTAACAAAACAATGAATTATGAATTTGACGCGAGTCAGTACGAGCCGGACGTTGGTGTAGAAGCTATCCCAGCAGGTACATACGACGTAATTGTTGAATCCACTGAACTATTTGATCTGAAAGATAATAAAGGACAGGGTTTTAAAGTAGTTTTTTGTGTAGCAAACGGAGAATACAAAGGCTCTAAAGTTTATAATCAATATAATTTGTGGCATAACCAATCACCACAGGCGTGTGAAATTGCCCACAAACAATTGTCTGCTCTTTGTTACGTGACAGGTCAGTTCAAACTTGACTTTAACAACGCAGGGGCTTCTTTGAAGGGTGCTTCTTTGAAAATTAATGTAACCAATGACGGTAAGTACAATAGTGTGAAAGCTGTGTATGACGTTAATGGTAATAAACCAAATAGAGCGGGTACTGGTACGGCTCCGGCACAAACAGCTCCAGTGGCACAAGCACAACCTACTCCTGTTGCTGTAGCTCAGCCACAGCAACCTTCAGCTGGAAATTTTGGTGCACCAGCTCAACAGCCCCAAGGTGCTAACCCACAGCAGTTTCCACCCTTTGCACAGCAACAGGCGGGTCAACCACCAGCCACTGCTCAACCACAACAGCAATATCAGGCTGCTCCAGCTCCAGCACAGCAACCACAGGCGTTTAACAACGCTCAACCTACGCAAGCTGCTACTGCCCCTGCGGGAGCACCACCTTGGACGCCGCAAGGCCAACAAGCCCCAGCTGCTGCTCCAGCTCCAGCTTGGCCGCCTCAAGGCCAATAAGCGTTCGATCACAACAGTAGGAGGGTTAAACAGCTCTCCTACTGTTAACCAAGGGAGACGCTACCATGTGGGGAACTATAAAAGAGTTAGAAATAAAGCGGCGTATTGACGTTGCTGCGTATGCTTACGCCTATGAAATAGACAATGACCCGATAGTAGATGATAATGTATTTGATATTTTAGCTGCTACTATTAACACGTCTATATCTACAGGTAACAGGCGTATGGACAACTTTTTTAAAAAAGAGTTCCAGCCTTACACAAGTGCGTGGATACACCGTCACCCTGAATTAGACAAATTAGAACGTATTGTTAAGTTGAAACGTTTATTAAAGAGAGACCCGACCGTGCAATTCACAGGACAAGATTTGTTAGATATAGCATCTAACCTTAAAAAAGAGATAGACGATTTAACAGCGCACATTTATGACGATGGCCACCGTAACCATTTAGGTGCGTCAATGATTGGTGATGATTGTGCACGGAAACTTTGGTACAGTTTTAGATGGTGCCATACTGCTGACTTTGTGGATCGCAAAGGTGTAAGCCAAAAAGGGCGTATGATGCGGTTGTTTAACAGAGGGCATAATGAAGAATTTAGGCTCTTAGACTGGTTAAAACAGGTCGGTGTCATTGTTGACGAGTTCGACCCCGACTCTAAATTGTATTATAGGGCTGAAGATAATAATTATTCTCTTGACCCTGACGATCAATACTCAGAACTGTATTTTGACGTGACAGGCGACGGTAAACACCAAGAATTAGCTATGCACCAAGGAATTAAAAGAAAACAATTACGCATGTCTGCGTGTGATGGTCATTTTGGCGGTTCGCTAGACGGTATTGTTGTAAAATGGCCTGAGCATTTAAACCACCTACCGCGTATGATAGCCGAGTTCAAAACATCTTCGTCAAAATACTTTGACAAATTAGTTGAAGAGGGTATTAAAGCGGAGAAACCGATTCATTACACACAAATGTCTGTGTATGGTTTGAAATACGACTTAAACTATGGTTTGTACATAGTAGTTAATAAAGATAACGACGATATGTACATTGAAATAGTTGAACTGAACCATGCTATGGGAGCAGCGTTCATCAAGAGAGGCGGTGGTATAATTAACTCACGCACACCACCACCAAAGATTAACGAGAATAGCGCATTCTGGAAATGCCGCTTTTGTGATTTTCAAGGTATATGCCACAATAATGAACCTTACGAGAAGAATTGTCGTAGTTGTAAGTTCTCTGCGGCTGGTCCTAACAAGACTTGGACGTGTGCATACTACGGCACAATACCTGAAGACTTTATTAAACAAGGGTGTGACTATTGGCAGGAGAACAGATAATGACAGCAGCTCATTTGACTAAGTATGAACAGTACAAACAAGAATTTGTAGAACTATGCAATAAGTTTGAGTGTGGTTATCAAGAATCGTGGATTAAAGAAGCATACCGTAGTGGGGCAGAACCTTACGACTATTTATATGAAGTTTACGGTGATGCTTTAGAGGACGTGTGATATGCCCTTACGTTACTTTCAGCAAAAGGCGGTTGACGACACATTTGATTTTATACGTCAAAATCAAGGTAAACACCCTGTGATTGCTATGCCTACAGGTACAGGTAAGTCGTGGGTTATTGCTGGTATTATAGAACAGGCTATCCGACAATGGGGCAACCAAAAGTTTATGATGTTGACCCATGTAAAGGAGTTGGTCGAACAAAATGGTGCTACACTGCAACAGCTCTGGCCCTCAGCTCCTTTAGGTATTTATTCAGCGGGATTGAAGCAACGTGACACGGTGATGCCTATAATATTTGGAGGCATGGGGAGCGTAGCTAACCGTGTAGGCATGTTTGGTCACAGAGACGTTCTACTGATTGACGAAGCACATTTATTGTCGCCTAAGTCTGATAGTACTTATCAGAACATTATCGCCGAGCTTATGGAGATAAATCCGTATCTTGTGGTGATTGGTTTGTCGGCAACACCTTTCAGACTGGGACAGGGTATGATTACCGACGGCGGTCTTTTTACGCATATTTCTTGCGATCTAACGAGTATTGAGTGGTTCAATAGATTCATAGAAGAGGGTTATTTAGCCCGTCTAATACCTAAAAGAACCAAAACAGAATTAGATGTTTCGGACGTTTCTGTCAGGGGTGAGTTTGTCCTGAAGTCCCTTCAAGAGTCTGTTGATAAAGATGCTGTAACTTTCAAAGCATTAGAGGAAATGTGCGATATAGGTCGCGACAGGCACCATTGGTTAATTTTCGCATCGGGCAATGACCACGCAGACAATGTAGCTGATATGTTAAACTCATTTGGTGTAAAAACTGCCTCTGTCCACTCTGGTATGTCTCAGAAGGAAAGAGACGATCGTATTAAGGATTACAAGAACGGTGTTCTGCAATGCCTAACTAATAACAATGTTTTGACAACAGGTTTTGACTTTCCACCTATTGACCTTATTGGTATGCTGCGTCCTACTATGTCGCCCGGTCTATGGGTTCAAATGCTCGGCAGGGGCACACGCCCTTCACCTGACACATTTAAAGACAACTGCCTTGTACTGGATTTTGCTGGAAATACACGTAGACTCGGACCTATAAACGATCCTAGAATACCAAAAAAGAAAGGTAAGGGCGGCGGTGACGCACCTGTTCGTATTTGTGAGGCGTGTGGTACGTATAATCATGCGTCGGCTAGGGTCTGTTGTTATTGTGGTGAAGAATTTACATTTCAAACTAAAATAGTGGCTCAAGCAAGCGAAGAAGAGCTTATTGTGTCTGACATACCTGTGATCGAATATTTCGACGTCAGCCAAGTATTTTATTATAAACATGATAAAAAAGCAACGCCATCAATAAAAGTAGTTTACCACTGTGAGAATGGCTTGCATAGATTCAATAAATTTGTGCACTTAGAGCACGGTGGTTTTGCTGGGAAAGACGCGAGAGATTGGTGGCGGCACCATTTCCCCGGCGACCATGTACCCGACACCATTGCAGAAGCTTTAGAAATAATTACACAACTGCGTGTTCCAAACAAAATAAAAGTACACGTTAACAAAAAATACCCGGAGGTGTTAGGTTATGTCTTCAATTAGAGAAGAAATGATTAATAAGATTATAAGCGATTTTGTTATAGGTATGCGTGACGCATTAAACGAGCAGACACAGAATTGTACAAATTGTGGCCATTTCGACGAACGAACAGAAAACTGCATTTTGTACAAAGCAAGGCCACCCGCATCTATTATTGTTAGTGGTTGTGACTCGTACCAAGAAGACGATGGAATCCCATTTTAGGAGGTAACTATGGCTAAAACCAAGAAAGAAATACCCGATATACTTAAAGCACTGAACTTTGTATCATTGGCACAAAGAGACAAGGGAGCACCTTACCAGACGCACACCCGATTATATAATCAAACAGCTATAGCCTACGATGGTGTATTAGCTGCCGGACAGGTCATAGACGAGAATATTGTAGCTTGCCCACACTCAGGTAAAATGAAAGCTGCTCTGTCCAAGTGTAAGGGACCGCTGTCTGTCACACAGTTAGACAGTGGGCGTATATCTGTCAAATCGGGTAAGTTTCGGGCATTAATACCTTGCTCAGAGGACGCGAGCCTTGTCAACATGCAGCCCGACCCGCCGATAGCCCCGTTGGACAACAGACTAAAAGATGCTTTGTTAGTGGTTTCACCTATAATACTTGAAGGTAGTCAACGGGTTGTTACAGCCTCCGCTTGCATACGCAGCGGTTCTGTGTTAGCCACAACAGGCCACATCATAGTGGAGTACTGGCACGGTCTTGATATGCCGCCTAATCTACTAGTACCTAAGCTCTTTATTAATGCTTTAGCTAAAATAGATAAAGACATCGTTGCCTTTGGTTATAGTGAAACAAGTCTAACCCTACATTTTGACGACAATAGCTGGTTAAAGACACAACTGTATAATGAAAAGTGGCCTGATTGTGACAGTATATTGAACAAACCGTTTAATAGCAAAGAAATACCACCTAATCTAAAAGAGGCTGTAGATGTCGTAGCTGACTTCGTAGACGATGGTCGTGTAAGATTTAAAGCAGGTTTGGTGTGCACCCACGACGAAGATAACATAGGTGCTTCGTATGAAGTAGAAGGACTCACCGACGAAGTACTGTTTAATATAAAACAAATACAATTTGCACTAACACTAGGAAAAGCATTTGACTTCGGTGGTATAGATGGTATAACGTACTTCCAAGGCGACAATGTTAGAGGCGTCGTATCTCAAATAAAGGATAAATGAAATGTTAGCTCGCATGTGTCTATTCGTAATACTACTGCTCAACGCTAATACGGCTGGTGCAGGTCATTTTAATGAACAAAAAATATTCTTCATAAATAATCTTGTCAACAATACGATACAGTACGTCCCTGATACCGTGGATACGTGGCAATCTCCCCATATGACAATTACCCGTGGCAGCGGTGACTGCGAGGACATTGCTATTTACAAAGCATACAAACTCATTAAAGAAGGTTTACCTGAAGAAAACTTAGCCTACACTGTAGGCATCTACACATATTACGTGAACGGGGTCTTAGTTAAACAATGGCATATGTACCTACGTGTACGTTATAACAGTCGTTATTATTACTTAGACAACTTATCAAGTAATATGACAAAACCACCTTTTGACTCTTTGAGCAGTCTAGGTGTATTAACACATAACCAAGTTTTAAACGACAGCAGATTTAAGGATAAGTAATATGAAAGTTAGAACATTAATAGAACTACTGAAACACGAAGACCCTAATTTAGACGTATATTTTGACGATATACTATACCCCCCTAAAGAAAGACGTGTTACCTCCGTCACGTACAAACTATCGGATAATAAATTGGTATTAGTTAACAGTAAAGAAGACAAGGAGTAGGGATATGGACGGAATATATTATTTACATAAGAACAACGACTTAATTTATAAACATGGTACAGGCAATGCTGCCGATATACGGGAAAGTGACCTTGCTAAATCAATGTGGTTCTTCGACAAAACAGATAGGGAATCAGCTTGGAGTATTTTAGTTGAAGCCTTATCTTTGGGTGCGAAAAAATCAAGAATACTAGAACTAGCGAAAAAATGGAAGTGTGACGATAATGATGCTGACATCTATGCTAATAGGCTCAATTTAGTTTTAGAGTTAGACGATAATGCGTGGTGCTGTCACCATATTAACTTTACAAATATGATGGGATGTCCGGTCGGCTTTGGTGATACAAAATTAGAAGCGATGGCAGAGTTTTGCAAAGAAATTGGTTACACAGGCGGGAAAATGTGGAACGCTTCTTTTAAAGATTTATGCGAGGACTAAATGACTAAGGAAAAACTAAACCGTATACGAAATAATTTAGAATGCATAATCGGCGTGTTTGAAGGTTATTGTGAATACCATAAAAATAAAGGTGATAGGGAATCATTATTAAAAGCTCAAGCCAATAATACACATGCTGCAAAATTGAGGGAAGCCCTCAAGCTATTAGATGAGTGGGAGGAGATGGGTCGTGAGGAAGTTGCACAAGCTGAAAAAGATTATATGTCAGCCTTGAACTACTTAAACCACGTACAGCGTGACCCTGCGTATGACGGTGAGATTGAGGAAGCGTATAAAGTTGTTGACAATGCACGCAAGTCAAGAGGCAACGCAAAGGCAATAAAAACGATTAAATCTATAGAGGATTTAAAACAAAGTAAAAACCAGTAACCAAATAAAGGATAAGCTAGCGTGTTCTGGGAAGAAGAAAATTTAGGTCAAATAAAAAAGAAAGCCGGGCTACATGTACCACCGCCGATACCTGAGACTGGTTGGCTGCCGCCTACCTCATTTCCAGACTTGACCGACGCAGCTGTAATAGCTGTGGACACGGAGACAAAAGAACCTGATTTTGACAAGGGACCCGGCTGGTCTCGTGACTGTGGTCATATTATTGGTTTCTCTGTGGCCGCCAGAGACCGCAGGGGCAACCAAGGGAGTTGGTATTTCCCTGTCAGGCATGAAGCAGAGCCAGAATTAAATCTTGACCCTCAGAGCTGCTTTAAATGGCTTAAAGCAAATTTAGAGACCCCCTATATACCGAAGGTGGGGGCTAACCTTTTGTATGACGTTGGCTGGCTCACTGAAGAGGGTATAGAAGTACAGGGCGAATTACACGATGTCCAGTTTGCTGAGGCACTACTACAAGAGGAAGGCTTAACTGCCTTAGAGTACCTCGGTCAGAAATACTGTGGAGAAGGTAAAGATACTAATTTATTATATGAATGGATTGCTGCTGCCTACAACGCTACAAGTCAAAATGAAATCAAGAGCAATTTCTACAGGACCTCGCCGCGCCTAGTAGGTCCGTATGGCCAGCAAGATGCAGACCTGCCTTTACGTGTATTAGACAAACAGTACCCCATACTGGAGTACGAGGGCCTCACCGACGTGTACCGTATGGAGTGTGACAGTATACCCCTCTTAACAAAGATGCGTCAAACAGGCGTACAAATAGACTTACGTAAGGCCGAGCAATTATACGGTCAACTGGCTGTTGATGTAAAACAGTTAGAACGCAAATTGTACGATGTCACAGGGATTCACGCCAATGTAGAAAGCCCTAAAGACTTACAAAAATTGTTCGACCATGTGGGCATAGCTTATCCTATGACAGCTGCTGGTAATCCTTCGTTTAGGAAAGAATTTTTGAACTCTCTTGACCACCCTGTCGGCGAATTAATTAGAAACATAAGAGAACACAATAAGATAAGGGGTACATTTATTAAATCTTATTTACTTGAGTCTAATGTAAAAGGCAGGGTGCACTGTCAATTCCACCCACTGAGAGGTGATTCAGGTGGTACAAGAAGTGGTAGATACTCTTCATCAAATCCTAATTTACAAAATATCCCAGTACGTACTGAATTAGGTAATAGGATACGCCAACTTTTTATACCCGACCCCGGCCATATAGCATGGGAAAAAGACGATTATTCTCAAATTGAATATAGAATGTTGGCCGAGTTCGCTGTTGGTATGGGAGCTGAAGACCTTCGGCAAGAGTACTTAGATAATCCGCTCACTGACTACCACGTAAAAACTTATCAAGGCGTTTGTCCTTATATGGGTTGGGAGCCTGATAATAAGGATACTGCCAAATTATACCGTAAGCCGATCAAAAATATTAATTTTGGTTTATTGTATGGTATGGGTAAACCAAAACTGGGCAGAGCAATAATGGAGTATTTTAGCGGTAATTTAAATAAACAAGGCGTTAATGCTTTATTTGACGCGTACCACAAAGGAAACCCTTATGTAAAAGCTACAATGGATCAGGCTGCGTGGGAAGTACAGCAACACGGTTTTATTAGAACGATAACAGGGCGTAAGAGTCGTTTCGATTACTGGGAACCAGTGGACATCGATTACGAAAATAGAGCTGTTCCTTTAAAATACCAAGCAGCACTTAATAGGTATGGAGTAGCTATTCAACGTGCCCACACGCATAAAGGAATCAACAGGAAACTGCAAGGTTCTGCCGCTGATATAATAAAAAAAGGTATGGTGCGTTGCTACCAAGAAGGGGTCTTCGATGTTATAGGTATCCCCAAGTTGCAGGTTCACGACGAACTTAACTTTAGCGTAATAGAAGATACCCCAGAGCAGACTGAAGGGTATGCTCACATGCGTCGTATACTGGAGACAGCTATACCAACACGCGTACCTTTAATAGTTGATTCAGATAGAGGACCAAATTGGGGTAAAGCGGATTAAGGACGAGCTGGTGTGTTTGTTGGCGTAGTCAGGTTAGCTTCTGTGAAATCGCCACCCGAACCAGTGTTATCGCCGAAATTACCGCCGTTCTTATTCAAATAGATCAGGGGCTGAGTCCCTGTAGGCTTGCTACCGTCAAGACCTAGATACGCAGGTTTGACCGCATCTGTAATAAACTTACGTCTATTGGCTACCACGCTCAAGTCTAAATATGTTCCTTCTGTATAATAGAACTGCGATAGGCTGATATTACTCTTATCCGCATTATCTTCGTCCTCACAAAAGTACCAGTCGCTAGGAACAGCCGCATTGCCGCCGATGAAGTTACCCATTGACTCGTTAGTAGCCAGTACGTCGTTTAAATAGGCCGAGGCAACTTCCGTATCAATATCCCATGACATCAATACATGATTCCACCCAGACACGAAATCTGTACGAGATACGCTTACGGTGGCAGCTCGTGTGACACCTACTTTACCTACGGTCAACCTTATCGGATTACCTATCTCGGTTACGGCCTGTAATGTTATTGGTTGACTGCCCGAAGCCACATCGGTCGTCAATATACGTTCAACAGTCCCGTCAAGTTTAATCCAAAAACTCATGATACCCGTAGCATTACTTGTGAGAATAGCGGCACTCTTCGTACACTGACTAGAAACACCATTAAATAAGGCACCCGCAGAAGCTGGGAATGGTACCGATTTTTGTAAGGCAGGATAATACGACATTATGCAAAATCCTCACCAACTAACATACCATACCAAGTAGTACCTGCATCAAAGGTAGAGAACTGTAACCAATTTGTTGAATTTATTGAACTGAGGTCAGGAGCTGCACCACCAAAAGGCCAAACTACACTACCCGGCCACGCAATAGTATAGGCTGTGGCTCCTTGTGATAAAACTAACTCAAATCTAGACAACGTACCCGACGCAGCCGGATTGGTGAAAGCAAATGTTGTATTCTCGCTTGTAGTAGTAGTAAACACGCGTTCGTCGTTTGCTGTTAGATCAATCGTTGTGGTATTTGAGGCTGAAGTGACAGGTTGAGTAGTCTTAACTAAACCCGCTGTCACCGCCGTCGAGATATCAGCCGCGATATCAGCCTGTAATTTAGCTATAGTTTTAAGCGCCTGACCCAACCTACTGGTGACTGTACCCGGAGTAGCAGACCCATTAAGTACATCCGAAAGTGTTGTTGTATCTAACGCAGCATTACTGAGTTGTAACTGTGTTAATATCTCGCTGCTCATATCTCGCTCCTATATTTCTATAATAATCAAACCACCTAATGTCTCGTCCAAATCTTCAATCAAATTGTCCTTGTAGTAAGTATCATTAGTGTAGTATCTACTGTCGTAATTTGTCGCGCTTAGATTGACAGTTAGGTCTTCATTAACTGTTTTTTCTTCAACGAGGTATGCCCTACTTTGTGAATCGTCGCTGCCCACAATTGTATAAGTACTGCGAGCGTAGTTTGCGGCATCTACAGACAAGCCGTACGCACTAGCATAGTTTAGTACCACCTTGTTCGCCACGGTGTGTGGACGTACAGGTATGGCTTCAACTGAGCCAATTATATTTTGTAAATATATAACATAGTCTACACCTGTGTCAAAAGAAATATCTTGTGATAACGTCAACACATTCCCGTCTTGTGCCACGACTTCGCCATCTTGTGCTCCTGACCGCGTATTGTCTTCAACGAGTATTCTATCGTTAATTACTAAGATATCCGCCTCTCTGGTAGCCTGAAACTGGACAGCCACACGTTGATACCTAATCTTGTTCCACGCTCTCCACGCCGTAACATATGCTTGTAGATAGTGAACCACACCGAATGTTTCTATCTTCTGCGGATTGAGTAATGTTACATCTTCAGGTACGGACAACGTGCGCGTACTAAAGTCTCTTGGGTCTATGTAAGTGACCTCTACGCCGTCATAATCATCCTGATAACCGAAAGAAACAGACCTACGCTCTGATTTAGGTATTTTGTTGCGGTGATTAAACAGAAGAGTGCTCTCGTCAACGGCTTTCTCGAAATGTAATTTTATCAAACTACCCTGCCTGTAGGCAATACAAAAAATAGCTTTAGCTATTAGTGCCAGTGACTCTTCAAATGACAGACCATCATTGTCGAACGTATAATTAAACGTTCGAGTATCCTCGGTACCAAAGTACCTATTAAGTTCTGAATTTACATTAAAAAATGAGCTAAAATCTATGTCTGTTGTTGCACGTCGGCCGATATACGTGTCAAGGCACACATTTATCATGATTTGAATAGCTGCCGTTGAAGATGAAAATCCTGTTATACTCCCTGCTGAGTTGTACAAATTAATTTTACGCGTAGCAAACAAATTTAGTTTTCTATTTTTAACAGCCAACGCTCCATTTGTTGCCTGAGTAACACTATGCACCGTTGTCACATTACCAAAATCAGTTAACGTAACAGGTGTCATACCGTACAGATCACGCCACCGTATTTCGTCAATAACTGTACCTTCAAAATTGATGTCGGTAGCCGTAGTTCGTTTCACCCTTACCCGATAGCGGCTATCCTCAACTAATGTAGCTGATTTACTAGTTTGACCAATACTCGGACGCGCTACATCAGATGAACCATTGACCGTAAAAGTAAACGTTTCCTCAGAACCTGTAGGGTCGCCGTTGTCGTCAATAGGTGTAGCTCCTATTGTTAGCTGCACGTTCTCGGCTATTATACCGTCCACACCATCCTTATAGAGACCGTTAACCGCTACAAAATTATTATATATTTTAGGGTTTGTGCCTGTGGCAACCACAAAAGGCCCAACCCAGTTATCACGTACACTTTCTATGGTAGAGTGATGCGTCTCAACAATCGAATTACCGGTCATACCATTCAAATCGTTCCAATCAGCATTTACACTTGCAGGACTAACTAACGTCATGGAAGTAGAGCTAGCTATGGCTGCTATTTCGTATGTACCTGTGAGATTAACTGTAACCCCATCGGTGTAATCTTCCATAGTTATTTCAATATCTTCGCCTACTTCAAATTGAGTAAGAAAATTAATAGAGGTTGGTGGACTCACGGCTGTGATGGTATTAGGGTATGTATATTTTATTACATTATCGCTTTTTATCCATGCGTTGTTAGGTGGCTGTAATACTTGGCCGTTGACAGCATTACTCCGTGCCGATTCCCACAGTACCTCAGATATAGCTTCGCCGCCTGTGTATGTTGGGGAACCTGAATTAGGGGAGGTGTATGGACCGTATACTGCGTAACCCGACCCAGCTATGTCAGTGACTTTCGTATTGTCGTCGTATACCGCACCAATAACATAATCACCCCTACCAACACACATGTAAGCATATTCTACCTCCTCGTTGTCCTCAAATATTTTGTACGGTACCGCAAGAAGGTCTGGGGTTGATCTGACCTTCCCGTAGATATCAGGTATACGCGAGTTAATGCGTTCACTGTTGACCCGTGCAGACAGTTCGTTGTTAGGTGACTGCTGGCGACGATTAGGCAGTACCGCGCTAGGTATATCAACAACAGGTGCTGATATTTTAGGTGTGGTCAAATACACGTAAGCTACACTGGCGACAGCTGCAACAGCTGCAACGGCTGTAAATATAGTTATAGGCTCGCCCGGATAGACTAAGACGTAGAAGTCACCTTTTAGTGTGCTGAGATATTTAACAGATGCAGCGTCTTTAGGTGTTACGTCGCAAGCTTCGTTAATATCATCGTGGAATATTCTAGCTGTTTGTGGCCAATTTCCATTAAAATGGTTATGTAGCACATCTAATACGTTTTCAGTCTCAATGACCTGACCGTCTTTGGTAAAACAATTATCTACTATCACTAACCTGTTTGCTACCATCTGAAATAACTCACCTTATGGTAAAACATCGTTGCCAAATCTAATGATTTGAAGGAAGCCCCTGATTCATCCAAACTCAGCATCTTATTTTTCAGAAAAATTCCCATGTGGGGTGTACTATTCTTACGTTCCATATAAACTAGGCAAGGATTCTTAGGCCCGTCTAATACATCGACCTGAGTAATAACATCCGTTTCGTACAAACTCAACTTACCTTTATTTAACCACTTACGTTTGACTGGTTGGATAATTGAGTTAATGTCCTTACCTGTCAATTCTAACCAAGCTTCGCGTGTAAAATCCCAACAGTTATACAACTCAGGGTCGAATCGTTTACTTAAATATTTATCCACACTAATCATATGAAACCTCGCAACATAGGGAAGCGGTCTATTGTGTACAGCTCACCTGTTCTATTCCTGTTTAGTTGAGGCGCACGAGCCTCAAAACTAGCTCCTTGGTGGTCAAAATTAAACGCCGCCACCTCTAAGGTTACAGGCCCCCACATAGGGCCTGTCAGATCGTCTGAACGATAAGAGCGGTACTTGACGGTGGGCTTAGTATCAAAAGTGTCAGCTGTGAACACACTATCAAACTCAATCGGAATAACCTCGCCTAAATCACCAAAATCCACACGTATGCCGTAGTCTAGATCATCTTTCAAGGCCGACGTTATTATTTTCATGGGGTAGTAAATAAACTCTTGTTCCGAACTATCCTCTAATGTCACAGTCAAACCGTTCACCGCATTACGTACCACGTAATAAGTCTTAGAAAAAGACGGATGTGCTATCTCTATTGTGTCATATTCAATAACATCCGATTTAGTATTAAGGAAAAATTCAATATAATCTGTCATGCGGCTAAAACATCCATATCAGTATTAACAAAATCGTCAAGAGCATCAAGTAACGCATCAATATCGGTCTCCGTGTAAGTAGTATTATACGTAAGTAGAAATAGTGCGTCGTCGGTAACACTCGGTCGTGTTGGCGTGACCTCCAGCCTAGCTCCAACAGTGTATGTCAAACCAACAACGCTTTTCAGTTGAAAAGTATCAACAACAAAGTACGCATTATGTTCTGTTAGTTCAGGTAAGTCAATAACTAGGTCAATTAAAAAAGGCAGCGAACCTTGCTTTGTCGAAGTATTGTAAAATGCTCTCAAATAAGTGTAATCCGTCGGGCCTACTACCCACTCGCACTCTAGGTACGACGCAGCGTTGGACACAACTTTACGATAGCGTGACGCACCGCCGGCTAATTGAACAGATGCTGTTTCAGAACCATCCTGCATCGTGTAGGTACTTGACGACGGCGGTATAAGCAACTTATCTACAGCCATTACACTCTCCTTCTAGATGCGTTTGTTACTTGAGAAATAGCTTTAGACGTGCGACTATTCGGGTTACGTAAATCGGATGCAATTACGCTTGGGGATTCCTGTGCAACAACTTGACGCGCCTCGTCACGAGCTATGATACGCACGTCGCTCGGACTTAATCGCTGTACTTCAAATGCTTTATTCGACCCATAATTTTCTATAGAGATATTCAATTCTGGTCCTGTAGTTGCAAAGGATTGTGTCTGATTGCCTACAGGTGCCACAATAGGTCTATTATCATTGACAGCCTCCAAGAGCGGCCTGTTTCGAGCGGTAGCCTGTGCATTAACGACGAACTCACCATTACTTAGATTGACAGGTATTTTATCGTCGCGTGGTCCACCGGGGCCTGTGATAAGACCGCCGTCTTTTCTGTTTTGTCGTGTTAACTTCACTGCATTTAAGTTTGATACGATACCCGCGGAAAGCGTGGCTACTTGTGCTATAGCGGCTATATTAGCAGGGAATGGCGTGTTTAGTGCCTTAGCAACAGCACCTTGTATATTTATCAAACTCTCTGCAATGGCGAACGCTTTAGTGGCCGCGAAAAGACCCTGGTATATACCACTTTGCTCACCTGCGAAATTCTTAGCAATGTCAGTCAAAGCCCCTGCTGTGGTGCCCGCGTTGTTCACAACAGTAGCTGCACGACTTAGTTCTAGAGTTAACAAGTCCTGACTCAACTGCTCATTTATCGCTTTGATACGAGCAGCTCCTTCTGCTTCTGTGAGTATTTTGGCTTCAACGGCTTGCTGCACAACAGCCAACCGTTGTTGTTGCTCGTTCTGTAATGTTTCTATCTCACTGTCACCAGAGAATCCGGGTAAAGCAGACTCTACCGAACTCAGTTCAGTAGCCAATCTTGAATTTGCCAGAGCGTTATTATATTCTTCCAAACTTATCTTACCTTGATTCAACAATATACTGCCATTTTGTACTAAGCTATTATACTCCAACAAGGGTGCTTTGATTTGCTCTAATAAGTCCTGTTGTCCTTTAAGCTGCTCTTTTGCTTTTTCAGCAGCATTATTCTTTATTGCTTGGTTGCCTACAGCTTTAGTGAACTCGCCGATAAAGTCTCTGTTTATATTGGCTGATTCCTCTTTTATAATATTAGCTGCCTCGTCTACTGCTCCGGTTAACTCTAATTTAAACTTACTCAAATCTGCTTCTCCGAACAATTCAAAAATAGGTCCTTTTCCAGCTTTAGCAGCTAATTCGTTGACCGTCTTGATTATTTCGTTAATAGCAGCATTAACACCATTTGCCGCTGTTTCAACAGCTGTGATAGCAACGTTAACTAAAGAGAAGAACGCGTCTGTGACTAATAATGGTATATTTAAAAAGTTACGTACTATAACGTTCTTAGCAAAAACAAACAGGCCAATTACGCTGTTTAACGCATTTTTAGCTGTAGTCACCAAAGCGTCAAATACGGGCTGTGCTTCCTTTTTAAGTAGTGCAAATGCAGGAAATAACCCATCTACGATCTCGGTTCCGATAACTTGAAACACGGCTTTGAACGTGTCACCAAATGTTACAGCCACGCCTGTGGTCTTACGAATGTCGTTACGTAAAGCAACAATACCTAAACCCAGCGCAGCGACTGTTGCTATAATCGGCGCGAGCGGTACAAATATTGTAGCCAAAGAAGCACCTAACAGCCGCATTGTACCAAGTACACCTTTACCCGGACCGTATATGGTGGATATCTGAGAACCCTGCTGAATTAACACAGTCAAAGGTTTTTGTCCTGAAGCCAGACCCACCACGATATCATTTAGCTGAAATATTAAATTCTGTGTCTGCTGCAAACTTTGGCGGCTGGATCTACTGCCCGTCTGCCTCACTCTATTATTCAACCTCTGAGCTTGCGTAGCTTGGTCTAGAGCAGCCGCTTCTCTTACTTTTGCTGAAGCTAGTCGGGAAGAGGCAATTTCTTCTTGTATGGCCGCCGTTTTGGCTCTGGAGGCCGCAGTGGCTGCTCTCGCTTTAGCCGAAGCCAATTTTTCTTCGTTAATAGCCGCCTTCTGCGTAGCCGCAGCATTCCTGACGTTGGCCACCTCTTCTCGTGTCTTTGCATTAGTTAACCGAGCCGTGGCACTCGTCTCACGAGCTTTGGCAGCCGTAACTTTAGACGAAGCAGATGCAATCTTTTCGAATGAGGTTGTGTTGACAGAAGCCAGTTCAGCCTTTAATTTAGTAACGGAAGATTCGGCCTCTTTAGCCGCCTTGGCGATAGTACGTATCTTGGCCGCCGTCTTGTCACTAATCTTGTCATTAATCTCAATGTCTATACGTTCGGTCACGTCGTATTCCTCGCTACAATTCTGGCTCTGGCAGCAAAATTACCGCCGAATTGATTAGAACTTCCTTGGTCTAACTGTTCAATATACGGTGTTACGTTTGAAATGTAAATAGCTTGTCCCGGATTTCTATACTGTAAAGCTGTTTGTGCGGCGGCCACAGCCTGAGAAAAGTTAGCCCGACGAGTTGACCCCTTGAAACCTGACGCAAAAGGCTTAATACCAATACTACTGGCTATAGGCTGGCCTAGACTAATCTGCCAGTTTGACATAGCCTTACCTGTGTCTACAGGGGTAATCGCGACCAAATCCGTAACAACAGCCAGAGCTACACGACGCACACGTGCATCGGTAGTCTTCTCTAAATTATTAGCTAGTTTGTTTAATTTCGTTGCTAACCCACCAAAAGAACCCATAACATCACCTCTTCTTAGACAAATACTGCGTGTAGGCAGAATCTAATTTACGAATGATAAAAATAAAGTCGTTAAATACTTGACCTGTTATACCGTACACCGTAGCATATTTATGTATATTTGTAAATGACAAGGCTTGCGGTCCTGTACCTGCAATCCAATTTCGATCAGAATCAAGCTCAAAAAAGCATTCTAAGAAGAAATCAAGGCTAAAGCCGAGTTTAGGCTTGTTTGCTATCCTATCAGGTAGTGGTTCACCAGCTAACCGTGCTTGACGTGCGATTTGTTCCTCTGAAGGTCCTATCTCCAATTGGTAAAGAAGGACCTCTACGAGTTTTTTGCTTCTGACTCTAAACGCTGCTCCTTGAAAGCAGCAATTCTCTTGGCTTTTAGATTTAACTCGTCGTACAAAGCAACCCATTCTTCATCGCCAAAAATAATCTTTGCATTCTCTTTTGAAAAAGACAGGGCTACGCCATTATCATCAGGTTGGAAGTTGCTCCAGTCTAATAATACACTGTCCACGAAAACCTCTAATAACAGTGCATCCGCTTCTTCCTCACCTAATGATTCAAAGTCAATTGTGCCTAAACCACCTAATTGGTCTAAATGGCGACGCAATGCGGCTTTGTACGTTTTGTTTTGTTTACCGAGAAAAGCTAGTTTAAATGCTGGCACAGAACCGTCAGTATTGGCAATCATCTTAAACCATATACCTTCATTGGCAACTTTAGTGTTAGTCTTATATTTATTTTTTAGCGACATAATAAATCCTTTAATTAAGTGGGCATAGCCCCGGTTGGTAAATAATCAAATGATGTTACACCCAGTGTGTAACCAGTTGCACCTTCGGCAGCGAGTGTCTCCAAAGGCACAGTAATAGCTTGGTCTTTCTCTACGGTAAGTCGACCACCGCCCAAACCAAGCATCGGTATATCATATACTATACCTGCGTTGTCTTTAGCGGCAATAATATCAATAGTGACATCACTATTATTAGCTATTGCTTGTACAGCAGCCACATCATTGAAGTAAGCCGTAACTGAGCCACCTATTTCAAAGTTGCCCACAGTTATATCGAAGCCGCCCAGTACACTCACTGCTTTGTTTAATGAGGCATTATTATTTATACTTATATTAGCCTCAGTGACGTAAGCAAACAGTGCTGTCGGCTCAAGTGTGGTATTATCAATAATATTCATACGCAAGCGGTATATATTTTTAGACGTGTTAAATGGAGCCTCACCTGAAGCCGCTACCCTTGTGCCGGATTTGACACCTGTAGCCCCGTCTCTAAACTCCTGCCCCATAGACAGAAAGCTAAGGTCTGCATTGAGTTTCTCTGCTTGTGGTATGTTCAATGTCAGCTCATTCGCGACAGAACCCGTTATGTATTCTGACTGTATACCCGACCCATCATTACCTAATTGTCTTTCAATATTGTATGTTCTCGTTTTAATCAACGCCGAAGTAACTTCATTGCGGAAAAACTTACCGAAGAACATTTGTATGGTTTTACCAGAACCTGTGTCAGTCACAAAGGTAGCCGACACTTTATCTAATACAATAGCATTTGTTGCCACACTTAGAACGCGACCGTAGCCTTTAGGGCATGTTGCGTATGCAGTAGCCGCGCTATCGCCGCCTAACCAAATCCACTCACCGATTTGAAGTCCTAGTTCTGTTAAATCTTTTGTAGTTGTACCTAACGTCGCAACACCTGACGCAACGGTCATAGTCAAGTCACCAGAACCGAATTGATGTCCCACTGTACGCAATCTAGCAGCCGCTGGCGGCGTTTCGTCGGCTAGATCAACGTCTGTTTCAATATTTGTGTCGGAGGTCACAGATTGCACCACGTGAAGGGCATTCGCCGCTGATTGAGTAAATCCGCTACCTAACAGGATATCGTTTACTTTTGCACCGTCTAAACCACTCGCAGCATCAAATTCTTCAGCTGTACCGTCAATATTCGTGATTGTAATCGCTGTACCGTTTAGTGCCGCTGTATCAAATTTTTCGTGAGCATCAGCGAAAATAAAGCCCTGTAACAGACGTGTCAGATTATTTTGGGTGTAATCAACGTTAAAACCACCAGAAGCCTCTAAATCTGTTATAGTGCCTCTTTTACGCTGCCGCCCCACACTAATAACATCACGCGCTACACTAGAGTATTCGCCACCAAAATCGGAGTAAGAGTTAGGTTCTTGTTCATACCAGACAGGCGAACCCGGTAATGTTTTTGGTGTGCCACTTGCTTCTTCAGCAATATAACAGCCTGTAACGTTACTATCAATTTTATTAGGCATAATGTCCTCCGTTAACCTAAGTCGTCATATTCAAAATCAGCAATAATATTTAGTCTATAATAATCGTCTTCAGCAGGTAATTCGTTAATCCTAACATTCCTGAACCATACATTGTTAGCTGATTCCTTGCCCCTGAAAGCGTTCCTAGCTAAAACGGCTAGTTGTCTACCTTTGTCCATACTATCAGATACTGACATAGGGCAATATAGTTGAATAACAACCAAACCATTTGCAGTATATCTTTTATTTTCAGAAGGTGCAACACCTGTTTTAAATGTTGTTTGCTGTTCTATAACAGTTTGAGTACCAACATGTACATGAAAACTATCTTTGCCCGGTGTTTGGGCTGGTTCGTTCCCCTGCCAATAAACAGTAGGTACGCTGCCCACAATAGAGCCAGCGTTGGAATCCCATGCACTGTTGAACAATCCGAATATATCGTCTACAGCCTCTACGTATGTTGCGGTCATGTATTAAACCTCAGCCTATACATTATTATTTCTCCGTTGGGGGATAAAGGTTCTATCCCGACAAGACCTATTTTTTCAGTACCACGTATAACAACGTCTTTAAGCGTGGGTGTAAACGTGGTAGCCGCCATGTAACCAACAAGATTGCCCTCTGGTACTGAAGAGCCGTTAGCAAACCTTAACTGCTCCCTGTCTTTTGAGTTATCTGGTAAAAATACGATTACTACCGTGTGATCTGTATTAACACTCGCCCCCGGTTTCCAAGGTTTACTACTATCACCAGCAGCACCATCAGTTACTTTACGCCAAGTAACTGTTTGTCCTTTAGCCGTTATTAACCGGGTTGCTAACGCGGTCTGTCTGTCATAAACTGCCATCAAGCCCTCGACACAGTTAAATTGAAACCACCCTCTATTAAGGGGGCGAGTAAGGTGTGTGCTTTACGGATAATCGGCACACCCGTGGTAGAAACACTTGCAGAATAACGCGTCTCTATCTCGCCAACTTTTTCCATTGTGACAAAAGATTCCCCTGTCGCCACAGGCTCAAGGGTGTAACCGCTCTGTATTGCAGCCGCCAACTCAACCTGTGCATTCTTCAGCACTGTAGGTATCGTAGTAGAAGTTACAGCGTAACCATCGACAGAGACATTTAAACGGGGCCATTGGAGTACATTCGTAGCCGCCGCTTTGGTTCCTTTGAAGCGGTCTCTAAACGTTTCTATATAGTCTAACGATTTGCGTAGTTGCTGCTCTAATTCGTCGTCATAATCAGAAAGAGTAAGACCTCTTCCTTTTGCGTAGGCTCTAGCGTCTGCAAGCGATATGTATGTGTCAGCTCCACTAATACCAGTACCGTCCTCTACTGTTAATGTCATGGTGTATAACCTTGTTTGTTTATAGTTACAGTTCTGTGTTCTTCTTGTTTATAGTCTAAGCCAGCATTTTCAATCTCAGACACGCCGATATACACGCCGGGTGTTACTGCCGCCGACTGTGCAGGTGTAATGAAGTACCTGAACGTATCGGATACTTCGGTCATATTACCCGTAAATTCAGGCGTGTCGCCCAAACATTTAACGAGACTAAATTTTCCTGTATAACCCGCTGCTGTAGGTCCCGTCACCTGTACCCCGTCTAAATAAACGGTGGTTTGTATTGTCTGACTGGAATCACCTTGGTATAGGGTAAGTGCGTCGGTCATACTTCTTCTCTATAGTAACATTGATGTTATTGTCATATTATTCGTTATAATAGAACTTATACCTCTATTTAGCAAGACACTTTCGATAGTTATGGTGGATTCTGTCAGGTCGATACCGCCCTCAGAGTCACCAACACCTGTAGCACCAAAAGACAACGAGGCTGTGCCCACACTGTTAGATATAGCGGCAGTTTCGGCTGTCGCCGTGACCAAAACTGCCGCCGAACCGATTGCTCGGTATTCTGCTGCACCCACCGCAACAGCAGAATTTGTTATAGATGCTGAACCAACTGCTTCAAAAGCAGCTAGGCCCTCACCTAGTGCACTGAAGGTCACACTAATCGACCCGTTGCCCTCGTGTGTACTCGCACCACCAGCTGTACTTATTAAAGAAACTGCGGCCGAACCTGTGGCAGCCCCATCAACAGCAGTGTCGCTTACCCCGTTTGCGATTAGACTGAACGAACTACTACCAATACTGTTAAAATCGGACGCGCCCACGCCAGAGGTGTTACACGTGGTGCTCGCAGTACCTGTTACCTCAAAAATAGAGGAAGTAACAGCCGTCGATATAATTGATACCGTGGCCGTTCCGTCTCCGGCGAACTCACTTCCACCCGTACCTGACAAGGTTACTGTTAACGCACTACTTCCGTCAGCTTCAGCAGTGCTGTTACCCACCCCGGTTGAAGACAGACTCACACTGGCCAAACCACCAGCTAAAACGTCAGAACTCCCGACACCCGAACTTGTTACAGTGAATGCTGCTGAACCCGCCGAACTCCCCGCAACGCCAGCCTGTGGTACATATAAACTACTGTACCTAATTGCTGTCATGACGGTATTCCGTGAAGATTGACGTAAAACTGATTGTTACTTCCCGTGACGTTAGACTGTGCACGTGCAGCTACCCTAGTGCCAGCCGGAATGCTGATGGGGAAGAATCCCTGCCATTCAGGCAAAAAAGTGTCGGATATACTCTCCGCAGCAAGCAACATATCGGGCAATATTACAACTTCGGAAGATGACGAGCCTACTGCTATATCGAGTAAATAAGAAGAAGTAACTAACGATGCCGATGACGCACGCACTGACATTACAAAACCTGATATATCAGAACTTAATGAAGATGTTATTTCCGAATAAGCTCCTTTTGTATTGGCCGTTGAGCCGGGGTTTATTAAAGTGCCGCCTGATGTACCATCGAGCAGAAACGATTTGCCCGCTCCCGGGCTGTAGCCGGCTGGTGCTTTTGAACAACCGTGTAATTGAATCCTTGCTGCGTTTGCAACGCTGGCTATTCCGGATATTCGAGTACCTGCGGGTATTCGAATGGGGAAATACGCGCTATTGCCATGCACCCTAGCATTAGTAACTGGGGACATCAGTATGTCCTCAACAATATCTTGCTCAGCCGCTGACGCGCCAATAGCAATATTAGATAAAACCGCAGATGAAGCTATGTTGTACCCGGCTATAAAGAAGCCCTCCCAGTCAAAAGTTGTAGCGGCTAACAATTCCGTATAACTTGTTCCTAAAGTAATAGGTCGGCTGTTTGCAGCGTCTACTCCGGCTGCTTCAAATTTACTACTTGCAGATAATGAGGCGTTTGACATAGTATTCTCCTACAATTCATAGATCGCCCACGGAAAAGCACGACCTGTCCCGCCGTTTTGTTCTATTGTTACTTTCATGTGGTGCGGGCTGTCAATAGGCAAGCTTTTTAATAGCGGTGTTGCTTGTGTATTGGCTATGTTATGCTCGTATATTTTACGCTCAGTATCTGACGACCTCGCTTTACCGTAAATTCGCAAAGCCAATTCCTCGCCATCTACAAGATTAGCTGTGTCAATGTTGACAGTATATGTCCCTGCGTCCGTTACAGTTGCCAGAGTATGCTCAGTCGTCAATGTGGCTGTTTGTGATCCCGATGTTTTTACCGTTGGCATTATGATACTCCCTCTGCTACTGCTACCAATTCTTCTATACGTGTTTGTAACATGCCGGACGCTGTTAATATACTTACCACCTCTTGTGGCGTGAGATACATTAAGAGATTTGATGAGTTAAAAGTGACGACTGTCGGCTTCTCAATAAACGTCAAAGAGGCTTTATCCCACGCAAAACCTTCTTGGGGGTTAAAGTCAAACTCCTTAACCCCCAAGGTGGCAGGGAGCTTTTGCGAAAGAACGGTTCCAGTCGCTTTTAGTGCTCCTGTCGTTTTATCATAAACAGCATACCACATAGCACCCTCTAATTAATCAGCCGTAATTGCGGTTGCCGCAGTCAACTTAGGTGTAACACCGGAGCTAACTACAATATTAGGTGTAACCGTACCTTTGACAATCATAGCATCACCAGTACCAGTTCCTATACTAAAATGTGTTATTGTTTCAGAGCCACCTGTCGCAGCAGCAAATGAAATCTCTGCCGCAGGGGACACGCTATTATCTGTAACAGTCCAACCACCAGAAGTTCTTGCTACGTTTACACGTTCGTAACCTGTGTAAGTTGCTTCATTAGTCGTCTGATCTCCCGCCTCGCCCGGATCGGCCGTATGCAAAGCTACCGTCAAGTTGGTAGCGGGTGAGGTTGCCGTGTCGTCGGCTAAGTTCGCCCACGTATCACCGTTAAAGATTAACTCCAATAGTGCTGTCTCAGCAGCGTTACTTAGTGCAGTCATAATATAAACCCTCTGTTGTGTATTAAGATAACGCCACCGCCGTAATAGCTCCCGCAGCCACAGTAAACGTAATGGTATTTGTGTAAGAACCCGAAGGTGTTACGCCCGTTAGTGTATCGCCTGAACTTAAAAGAGTGTCAGTAGCATCTAAATCAACTGTGACTACGCCGCTCTCCACAGACGCTGTACCGTCAAGCGACACACTGTCTGCGCTGTTTTTAACAGCTATCGTGTCACCTGTCTCTACAACAGGATTGGTGTCGTTGTCGCCGAAGTCATCTACACCGTCGTAATCAGTACTGGCAGGTAGTGTACCTTCAACAAAATCTGAGGACTCTATTGCTGCGCCGTAATTCTGGCTCACATTGGCCGCACCATTACGTACTTCCACCGTATCGCCTAATGTAACAGCTTTCTTTATGTTGTCTATCTCAGTTAGTTCTCCTGACGTTGGGACCGTACCCGCTGTAAAATAAAGTATTTTAGCCATAATTAATTACCTTGTTTGTTAGATGTTACGTTAGTCAAAGTTTGTGGCGGCAAAGGAGGTATTAAAGGCGCAGGTGCCCCATTATTGCCTACAGGGGGCAAAGGAGGCGTAGGTGCTTTGGGTGCGTTGCTCGGTAGCGGTAGGTTCGCTGGGTTCTTATGCAGCGTATCTGTCTCGTTTATCTTTGCATCAAGACTCTTTTGAAAAGCTTGCATAGCCTCTACTGCGCTCGGTTTGGTTCCTTTCAACGCAGCTGGGACATCGCCCGCTAGTGCGTCACAAGCCTCTTTCTCGCCGTCAAAAAAGCGAGCGTTTCTGAAAGCTACACGACCGCCGAGTCGAGTGGCCTCGGCTTGTTGTTTTGCTGTAGGCACAGCACCATTAATAAAATATAAAATACGTGGGTGTTTTAACATTTGTAATCTCCGTAGGTTTAAGGGTCGGTGGTAGCCGACCCTTCTTTTAATTAAGCAGCAAAGTCAACCTTCAATAGTACACCCGGACCGTCTTTGTCCGAAGTTACATATTTGTCCCAGTTGGTAGAGACCGCTAATGCAGCATCAGTAGGCGATTTACCACCGTTTGTTTTGTCCCAAGCGTAGCCTTTCACACCTAGATTGTACGACCACTCACCTTGCCATGTACGTACGATATTCTCGTCACCGTTACTTTTGTCAACGTTAGTGTCAAAATCATTGTTTTGTTCAACATTAAGCGCACCTGTAGTAAGGCCGAGGCAGTAGTAAACGTCAGGCGTAGGTGTAGTGTCGAGCAAAGAAGGACTGTCGCTTATGATTATTGGACGACCAATATGGTCAGTTGTCACAGCTACTGTCTCAAACCTAAATAGATCGTTGCTATTTGTTAAGTTTGCACCTATCAAGTCATGGTACGGTACAGAGTGTGAAACCCACGCCCTAATGTCGCCGGACCTGTCGCCAAACTTAGCAGCCGCCTTATTCATAGCTGAGTAAGAAAGCTCGTCAGGTGTGTCACCTGTCGCATCGTAAAGCATAGCAGAGTTCTGTGCCATAGCTGTGTAACCAGCTAAAATAGCTGTGTTAAGCATATCAGCTAGTAAATCACCAGCCAACTGCTGACCAATGACCACACCAGCTTCTTCCTCTGAACGTTGTATCCATTTCAGCATACCGGGGTCAATTCTGACTGGAGGTGTACCAGACGCTACTTTGACCATCGTATCAACCAAGTGTTCTAATACTTTTTCGGACACAGCCCCAGAACCGTAAGCGTTACGTCTACGTACAAGACCTGATATTTTTTTCCAATGAGCTTTATCGTTGTAATCACCCTGATTTGCAGCAGGGGTCAATGTTATTGTGTTTTGCGAAGCGGCGTTAAAAAGTTCTACTTGTTGAGCAACTACTTCAGTCATACTGGAGTAAGCATACTCAGAGAATACCGCTAAATCTGAAAGTGCCATAATAATTACCTTTATTCAGTGTTTTCTTCTTTTTTAGCTTTAATAAGAGCAACTTGTTCTTTAGGTGATAACTCAGTAAATTTTAAAGGTTTACCGTCACTACCTACATTGGCACGGCCAAACGGTTGTTGCACGTAGCCAGCCGGAGCACCGCTTCCTTTGGCTTTACTTGCTACAAGTATAGACGAAAAATCTTTGTTAGCAACAAATTCTTTTTCTAAATCTTCGAGCGTAGACGCAGATACATTACCGTCGGCACCTAAAACCTTCAACACTGGCGCGTCACCTGTAGTATCAACAGTCAAACGACTTCTAACATGGGGTAGCATAATACTCGACCGTTCACCACTTAATTTAGCAGCTAGTTCGGTAGCTTTACCGTCTATCAGCATCTTTTCAATGAATTTATCTTTATTGGATACAGCGGTTTGTTTTTCTTGTTCCAGCTTATTATACTTTTCTTGCCAAGACTTTTCGAGTGCCGCTACGTCACCTTTCTTACGCGACGCGTCGTCGTCTTCATCAGCTAGTTGCTGCTTAAGTTCTTTGAGTTCTTTCTCGGCCTTCTTACGCGCCTCGACTTCGTGCGATTTAGCTCTTTTCAGTGCGCCTACATCTTCAGTCGTGTCGTCACCTTCTACTTTGAGCGTGTAGCTACCGTCTTTTTCGGTGTAATACGTTTTAAGTTCGTCGGAAAGAGAGTCGTAGCTTTTTTTGTCTATTGAACGTTTTAACATAGTGGGTTCCTTTGTTTTGCTTTGATTGAATCACAGATTCATGCTAGAAGCACGGCTTCACGTTGCAAGAATAAGGGGTAATTTACTTTTAAACTGCGTCAAAGTCAACGCTTTAGCATCGTTAAATTTACGCAATTCAATTGGACCGAGTTGGTTTTTACGTAAAAGTCGTGAACGAGCTGCCCCAAGTATATCGTCTTGTACGACGCGAGGTTGATCAGTAATCCATGCGTAGAACGTGTCAGGCACGCGTTTAGGTGAGCCATCATCAGGCACGATACGACTCCGGCACCTAAAATGAGCAGGGGTTAAAGGTCCTTCACCATAACGATAACGTTTTTTATGCCGACTGCGACAAATAGTCGTCGTACTGCTATCTAAAATTGCGATATAAAAATAATACTCGTAAAAGATACTAGCAAGGCGTGTGGTAGCTTGCGTGGCAACATGCTGCATAATAGTAGAGGTCAAAGCTGCCCCTTGATTAAAATACTTTATAGTTAACCCGTCTCTGTACCCCAACCTAGATTGTCCTGTTATACGTCGTGAAAGTTCCACTGTGCTTGCCCTATCCGTATAGGCTGTATTAACAACGGTGTCTAACATATCGGAAGCATGAGAGTTGAACTTCTTCATGTAACTACGCGGCGAGGTGCCGAGTCCGGGTATAAAAGACCTTAGTATACTTGCCCACAGTGAGGCTCGCTTCTTTCGTGTCAGAGCTAGACCTAGCAACGCGAAAGACCTTTCGTCGAACTCTTGTGTCTGTTTGAATATCTCCGCGTTCATACTTAGATCAGCCTCCAAAAAAGCCTCTAAATCCCGTAAGAGCAGGTTCCCCTGTTTATTGAAATACCGCAGCTGTACTTTACGTAAAGACTTACGCAGTTGCAGTAGCTGTCGTTTAGTAAGATCGGCAAGATTGTCTACCTGTAGCCGGGCTAGAACAAACTGTAGGTCAGTCTCCATATCTTTTAAGATAGGACTAAATTTACGCGATTGCTCTAATTTTAAACCTTCAAGATATATTTGATACCGTGTTAATATATCCGTCAAATTTGCTGCATCAGTCTTCGTCGCCATCGCTGTCACCGTCGTTAGAGTTATCTTGCAAGTTAGGTAACAATGCCTGTTCTTGCTCTATCTGCTCTTTAGCTGTTTCGTCGTCTTGACTAACAATACCTGATTTACGTAAATTGACCCTAACCTCTTCCCAAGAAATAGCTCCAGACTGCCATTCTTCGATTAACTGACGACGGTCCTCCGGTGTCATTGTAGCAATATCAAAATCAGTATTCAACGTGACCAACACAGCGTCGGGTGCTTCGCCTAAAAATTTAGCAGCTGTTTTTAATGCCTTTGTTAAACCTGAAGCCACGTTCTTCGCTGAAGAGGCTAACACAGAACTCTCAGCAGAAGCGTCCTTGTTGGTCTCTGTCGCTGTTCTTGCCACATTGTGCTGCTCGACCAGTCTAGCACCTAATGCCACCATCTGTTTTTCTTTGTGGCCCATAGCTTCCAGCGGCATGGAATTTGGGCTCGCTTGTAATAGAGTAGCCGTACCACCTGACGGTAAAGGTACTGCCGCTCTCGACCCAAGTACTATTTTATCTTTAAGCACGTTAGTAACCCAGTCTTGCGACAGACCCGCAAATACAGGCGTAGGCTGCCCTACTATGAAGACGCTTTCTTCATAATCCGCTGAGTTGCGGTAATGACCTAAATTCAACGAAGCAATATCATACATAGGTGCATCGTCAACCTCGTGGTCGTTGTTACTAGAGCCTACGAAGTGAAAAGGTATTTCGTCAAAAGTATTACCCGCACTATCGGTAGGTTCAAACGTCTCTACGGGTGTTTCAGATATACTACTCTTATAGACTTCTACAATATAACGTCCTTCCTTCAGACGAAGTACACGCCATTGTTTTTCTTTTATAGCCTCAAAACCATCGTCCTCTTTTACATACTCTTCCTCTAATACTACCAAAGAAAGCAGTGTACGCGCACCGCGAGTAATGGTACGCCAGTTAATTATTTTCCACGGTTCGTACAATTTTATGGTTGGCTGGGCTTCGCCTGAGTCCTTCTGAGCTTGTGTTATTGTACCCTCAATATTTGGATAATCTACAAAAAAACCCGCTCTACCAAAAGCTAAATTGTTTTTAACAGCCGCCTTGGCCAGTTGTATTAAATCGACGCCGGAGCCGTCCATATTTTCCATCAAGTACGCCATACCCTCTGTTATGTTCACTACAGGGTCCCTGACAAAAATTTGACCGCACAGACCGTCTAACGTTCGTTTCGTTACGCCGTAAAAAGTGGCCCTCTTTTTATAGTTAATATATCTGTCCGTCGCCACGGTGCCCGTTTTACCTTCGTCGTTAGGTACAGGTAGATACTCGGCCCCCTTTGATTTAACCTGTATTTCACCGCCTAAACAATCCCTTATAGGCGTGTACCGTTTATTGGCTTCTTTTAACTCATTTCTTACATAACTAACTGGCATATTTAACTCACATGTGTTGCATTAATTTCTCTGGCGGCGTAATTGCCCCCGTCCAACACCCTATACCGCGTCATGTCGTAAGGGTGGTCTTCAGCTTCTGTATCTACATCATCAAGATTATCTTCGTCTCTTGGAAGTGTAGGCAAAATTGTTATAGAGGCTGTGCAATTTTGCATAAAATATAATCCCGGTCCTTCATTCTCTATACTAGCCTCTAACCTATCACGAATCAACTGTAAACCATTTTTTCTTGAACCGGGCGATTTATCGCTCCTTGTCCATGAAACACCCTTCTTAGCCATCTTAGACTCAATGGTGTCTACATCACGCTCTCTAACGTCGCGTATTTGGTTATCGGCTGGACCACCCCAAACGGGACCATTGATCCAACCGTCCCTTAACAACATAGCGTCTATTTGTTTTATACCAACAGCAACGTCAGGAGCTGACATCTTTAGCCCTTCATTTGACCCTATCTCTTTCGCACCGTACCATTCAAAAATTTGAATCAGCGTCCCGGCTGGCGGGCAGAACGTACGGCCATCAGGTAGTACAGCTTCTTCACCATTAGCTGTAGCCCACCACCCTACCGAAAATGGGTGAGTAGACCCCCAGTCGAACGCCCGGTCAACGTGCCAAGTACCCGGTATAGAAAATCTAGGTATGATATGAACCTGACCCCGCCATACGTCGTCTAAGGCACCCCCGGCCACAATATCCCAACTACCCGCCAGCCATGCTGCCCGTTTATTTGGGTCTTTAATGTTCTCTAACTCAGCCACGTACTCAGGCGAGAGATATATATTCTCTCTGTACGAGCCAAAGATAGCTACTTGCGTTCGCTCGACGTCTTCATCTTTTTGTGTACGCGGATTGAATACGCGCGTAACACGCCGTTGTATCGTACCGTAAGACCCTGCGTCTATAAATCTACGTTTAACCCAGCCATGACCTGAGCCAAAGGGATTACACGTTGAGAACACTTCTAAAGGTATTTCTGGTAAAGGTTGACCATCAGGGGTGTTATAGCCTACTGCTTTGCCTACACTGTTGGTCCTCCTCGGTGTGTCTTTCTCTGGTAAAAAAGACGACCTATTCGTTGACATCATGTCGTCGTACAGCCTAGACGTAGGGTACTTGGTAAGCTCGTTCCACCCAAGGAAAGGAAACTCTTGGCCGTGAAAGTTCCAATAATCGCCGTCTTTTTTAGCTACCCTGAAGAGCAGTTCTTCGCCTGTAGGCCACACCCATTTGTAGTCTTTTGCGGCCTCTAAAAACTTAGCTCCGTCGTCGAAACGATTAAACCAACGCTTTGATTTGTTGACAAGGTCGTCGAGATTCTTGTATTCTCGGTCGAAGATTACACCACGCCAATAACCACCATAACCTATACCTACTCTTCTGCGAAACCGCATGAGCTGTGTGTCTGTTTTACCGGGTCCTCTGGCCCCTGTGTAAAGTGTATGGTGGCAGCGGGTGTCTAGTGCGAGTTCTTGTGAACTTCCCGGTATAGGCTCCCATACCACTTCGGGTTCTAGCGATGGACCTCCGTTGTGACCAACTCCGGCCAGATCAGTGAGTGACTGATTTTGTAGCATCGGCGATAAGTCCTTGTTGCTGCTGTACCAGTTTTTGCTCCCACGCTTCGTTGCTTTCGTGAGATTTAACCAGCATGACTTTGTTGCTTGTCATATTATTATTGTTGTTAATAATAGTACCCTGTTTTTCTATAAAACCGCGTAAGTCACCGTACAACCGCATTGCTTTCAAACGGTCGTCCACTGACAAGGTGTTATTGGCAACAATATCCCATATTGCTCTGGAAAGGTCAGCTTTCCCCGGTAAGAAGTGCATGTCCCCTACCTCTTCAAGAGCCTCTGTCATGTAACCCTTAACTTCGGGGTCGGACGGCCACACAGAAGCTTTAGCCATCGCAGTGCCTGTATCGGGCGCAAAAACAGCTAAAGCCGCCTTGAATGGGTCAGAGGGCGACTTTAACAACTCTACGGCGAATCTACGTTTATTCTCTGTTTCTGTTACGTTCGTTGTTATTTGTTGCATTTTTCGATAACTCTAATAGTACTTGGTCCATTCTCTTATTTGTTTCTTTAACTTCACTATACACGTTAGACATCGAAAGTTCAAGCCTTGTGAGGTGCTTGTCTAAATCCTCTCTACGAACGAACTCGTCTCTTGTACGATTAACTCTTTCGTGTAAATTAGCCGCCTTAGTGTCCAGCTCTTTTCTCAAGGCTTCGTCGCCTAATTTAATGGTGTTTAATATAAAACGATCTCTGGTCATTATGCCGCCAATTAAAGCAACGATAGCAACAATTGCAGCAACAAGACCACTTAACGTAGCAACTGTCATAATCACCTCTTACTATATAACTCGTCGCGTTCTAGTAAAATATTACTAACTGCGGCTTTTACTGCCAACCGTAAACGCGTGGCGGTAGCACCGTAAATGTCTACCGCTGTACTTGTGTATTGTGCCCGAAACTTCGGCATATCCGACTCTAAACACATTTTCTGGAAGAGGTTGTCAAACTTAGCCCGATACTCGTAAGGAAGCAGCCCCACGTTTACCGCCCAGCAACCCCAGTCGTGAAAAGCAGATGGACCCATTATAGACGCAGTGTCTAACGCCCCTGTTGCTCCGTCCCATACGAAACCTTTAAACAACGTCAAAAGCCCTGTACTGGATAATAAAGCAAATTTAGTTCTTATCGGTTTACCATCGGGAGGTATTACACCTGTTGGAGCCGACACATCTTTTATCAAACGATAGTGCTTTAGTGTTATTACGTCGTAATCTACGTCTTTTAAGAGCAACATTTAACTACCTATTTTAGCGTTGGATTGTGCTACGTGCACGTCAAACAAAGGTAAATTATTTAAACCTAAATCTCTATCTTCGTTATAATAGCTACTTGCAGGATAATAATAACCTACGACTCTTTTACGGTCAAACGGTTTTATTGAAACCATATCACTTTGATTGCCACCCAAGACCATTAAATTATTCTTTTTATCTCTGCCCACAACGAAACCGACATGGCCCGATTTACTACTAGGCGAGCCTCGCCAAAACACAACTACGCTTCCCATAATAGGGTGCGTACTGGTCACACGCTTAGACCTTCCCCACTCAACATAACTACGCGCCGCAGCAGAGCGACTGGAGTGGATACCAACCTGTTCTAACATAGCACCAACAAACGCAGCACACCAAGGAGTTTCATCGTCTACGAGCGACATACGAATAGCTTTCCACCATCGGCTTATGTGCGGATTATGTCGCGTACCTTTTATTTCGCTCTGACCTAAATACTTAACAGCCTCTTCAATCCAAGGATTACACAGAGTGTTAAAAGGGTCACGATCCAGCAGAGTATCTATAGGTGCACGATAACGGCCAAAATCCCGCGTAAACTTGTCTAACGCCGCTCTAGTTTTAGGACCAGATACACCGTCCACAGGACCGGGGTTATAAGCCCATAAGTGTAATCTACGTTGCAGCCAGTAAACATTAGTTTGCATGTTGATTACCCTACCAAACCTTCAACAAAAAAGTCTATATTAATTGTAGGCATAACAAACTCCTTTTTGTAAAAATTACAGCGAAACAACAAAAAAGGCAAGCTATTTCTAACTTGCCTTTTACTCAATCTTTATTAGGAGAAAGATTATTCTTCTACAGGTGGTTCCTCTCTTACAATATAAGCACCATCTGAAGGAGCTTTTTGGGTCCCGCATATCTGCCCTTCAAGAACACGGTAAGTTCTGAAGTAACGACGAGGCTCTAAATCTTTGAAACGATTATTCGCACTAGAGATCGTAGAACCTAACGACTTTTTAGGATCAGGACGTTTTTCTGTCGCAGGTACAAAATAAGCATCGCCTAATTCCATTTTTTCAAAAGGATATTTGCCACTGCCTGTTGAGCTTCTGCGAATAGCACGAGACGGTGGAACAAAACCTTTGACCAGACCTGAAGTTACCGGCTCCTCTTGAACAGGGGCAGCTGGAGCTTCTATAGCGACCTCTTGAACCACAAAATTACCTGTAGGTACACTGACGTCGGCTACAGGGGCTTCAGGCAAAGGTTGAGGAGCTAAGTCAGCAATTACAGGGGCGACAGGTGGCGTATTTAAATAGTCTATTCCCGCCTGAGTAACTGTAGCTGCAACACTTCCTGTCGTTGGGTCAACAATATCTCTGTTTACAACGACAAACCCGTTTTGTTCTAAATTAGGTAAATTCGCAGGTAGTGCATAAATTGCGTTACCATTAGCGTTAGCTGCTTGGCGTAATGTTTCAATTTCTTGTTCTAGTAGTGGGTTCATGATAAATCCTTTAATTAATATTAAGTTTGAGAGCAGTAGCATAGACTGCGGTTAATTATTGTCAAGTTATACTATACGTCCCATCATAGTAAGATTGTATAGTATCAACAGCATCTTGCCAGCCTATAGCTAATTTAACAGCGTAGCCCAGCTGCACCATAGAAGATAAAAACTCAATCTGCTGTTTAGTGGCACCTTTGTTTGTAGGTTTCTTTAGTTCGATAAATAGACCATGATACCCGTGTAGAGGTACAGGTAACATTATGTCACTTACGCCTGATTTAACTCCTTCGGCTTTAAGCTTACCCCCTATGATGGGATTACGCTCGCCTCCGTTAGGTATAGCGAACATTAAGTTTAAAGTGCCTACAGCGTCAGCGGTCCCATAGTTCTTGGCAGCGTAGTCTTGTGAGCCGTAGCATTTGGCGTCAGTTGCTGCTTTGAAACCATGTTTCGCGACGATGTTCGCCCAGCAGAATACAGCACATTGGTGGCCGTGCTCTGTTTTAGAATTAGCTAATTTATCCGGTGTCATGGTCTATTTCCTTTAGTAGCTTTGGTTGTTATTGAACTATACTTAACGTCCTAGTTCAGTTTAGACGATACCTTAGTATTCTTTCTATTTCTACGCCAATAGTTATATTGGTAATCAGCAAACCCGGCAGCGTAAGCTTGTTCGAGGGCCTCTTCCAAGTTTTTAACACGTTCATCACTGAACTGGTATACTTTTGAACCTTCAACTAACTTACGTCTACGATCTTTTTCGCAGTCGTAAATATGCGATGCAGCCAAAACTAGTTCTTTTAGGATTGTAGTTAAGCGGCTTAGTTGTTGCCCAGATTTGAGAGCTGCCACCTCGGCGGCGTCTACACGACGGTTAAGTGCGCATTCCTTTCCGTACAGCTGATGGTTTAGTTTACTTATACGTCGCTGCTGTATGTCGAAATATTGACTCGTGTTGTATGAACGTAGCATGAAATACACGCTTTGGCAAAAACCCACCCCAGCACAAGCTAACAACACAGCGCGTTCAGTGTCTTCGTATATAATAGATGCACCAAGCCCGATACCCATTCCCACAACTAGGTCTATTATTAATTTTTTGTATTTAACCATCTTACTACTCCCTTATTGTATTGTGTCATTCCCGCTGTTAATATCTAGTATCTCTTTGACTACTTCGTTACCCTCAAGAATGTTGTCGATAGAATTGCGTAAATTATTAATAACCAAGTCCTTTAGCATCTGCAAATCGACTGTACCACTTTGCGTTGCAGTTAACAAGGCCGAAGCTATGAGCGACGATGCTGCTACAACTGAATAATCAACCATCTTATCACAGCGGTTCTTGGCGATAACGTGTATGCTTAAACAACAAGCTCTTACAGCTTCGCGTAGTTCTACGGGTGTGTCTATTTTTTCTTCGTTGGGCATTTTCACTCTCCTATAAATATTTTGCGTCTTCATGCGGTGTTATTTGACCTTTACCGTTAAACTTTACACCTGCGTCTAGTAACCATCGTGGGCGACTACCGCAGTTACATATTTAGACGGGTTTTCTATCGTCTTGTTAGCTACTGTAATAGCTTCTTCAATTGAAGTCAAAGGTGCGCGAAACTCACCTAACAACGCGCCGTCCTTATCTTCAACAGCAGCATAGAATACATCGCCATGCTGTCTATAACTAGCAACACCTTCGCCAATAACTTCGTGTAGCTTCTCCAATCCAGCACTAACAACTTCCGACTTTAACGTACAGTCGTATTTATCTACCACTTCCACCAACTCCTCGTCCATACGTGTTATGGTAACTTGTACCTGCCAGTCGTTTGGTCCGCCCCACGTATTATCGTCGGATACAGTGCCCACAGTAATTGTGCTTGAGTCGTATTCCTGGTCTACCAAGGTCGCGTCAATGTGATCGTCAATAACCTGTATTAGTTTATCTTTATCAAAATACTTCGACATTATATTAACTCCTTCTTCAATTCTGTTTTAATGCGGGTTACTGTGTCGAGACCTTTATTGGCTATATCTGTATACACAGGATGCACGGGCTTACCTAACGTTACCAGATCGTGTAACACTCGAAATACCAACGCCACTTCATCAAGGAACCCACCTACTGTTGATTGATTAAACAATATATGCGTTAGTTCTTTTGAATCTAACAAAGCTTTAGCCAATCGATCCCGTTCTCCCGCATCGTGCATAGGTACAGTTCTATAAATAAGTTCGTTAATGTGGTTGTACGCAAGTTTATGTTTATCTTGTTTGTATTTGTCTAGCGACGCAACTAAACTGGTCTGTATTTCCTCTTCTTTCGTCATTATTATAGCTCCTTCGTTAGTTGTACAGTTATTTCGTGCGTCGTTGTATTGGTTAAATCATGTTTCCTAACAACATGCCTTAACTCCACTACGATGTCACGTGACGCAGCTTCTGTTATCATCTTCGTTAAATCACTCGACATATTCCTTATAGCGTTCGCTAAAGCTTGGTCTGATAGTGCTTCTTTAGGTGCTTCCTGTAGTCTTTGGTGGAATAAAACTAATGGTTGGGTTGTGTTGTTTGTAGCATTACACAATACAGCTGATATAGCCATTGGACTGCCTACAGGTTCACCCATAGGGTCTAGCACCTGTACCACAACCTCGTCTGTATCATTATGGTGGTCTACTGCTACATCGCACAGTTCTCTAACATTCATAATCATTCTCCTAATTAATGTTTTGCACTTATTGTGCCCGATGGGTTGTTTATACGTTATTCAATTATACCTGTCAACACTAAATATGCACTTTTATTAAATTAATTGTTTGATACGTACTTCTATACGCTATACGTGTACTATACTCGTGTACGTTATACGTATTAATGTCTTTTGTACCTCCCCCAGTTTTTCTACGATACGTTGTCCTGTGCGTAGTTCGAGTGCTTGTTAACTGTTCGATAGGGTTTTGAACCTCCCTCTCTATATTAGTGTGGGGGGTGCGAGGTTCGTGCCAATATATGGGGGTGTAGGGGGTGTTGCGAGTGCGACTCATTCGCACGTCATTTTACATAATATACATTATCAAACTTCGGTACGTCATACATGTATGGAGGGGTTTTCGTAGTTAGATACTTACTTCTTATACATACACACATTAATAATTGAGTCAAGTGTTAATTATACAATGCCTACATTATGACACAATGCAAGCTATACATGCAGCGTAATAGTGCGTTATTTAATTAAATAGAGTTAAGTTACTGAAATATAATAGAATATATAGAATATATAATATAATAATATATATATATATCATAGTAGTGCCTGTCGAACATTCGACGGGACGCT